TTGCATTTTTCCCGAACCTTGAGACGTTCGGGCGTGGAGTCTGATTTATGTTTTTTCGCAAATTTTTTGTTTCGTTTACGAAGATCCAGATAAGCCTCTGGCTGTTCCAGTTCGTAGCGTTGGGAGTAGTAGCGTGGGGGTTTCATCTTTTTACCCTTTAAGACGATGAAGTTGTCTGGATAGACATCGTCTTTATATTTCTCGTACCAGGTCGCCCCGATTCCGGGTTTAAGCGACATGGTGGTGTACTCGGGATTTAGTTCTGTTATTTCGCCAGTCTCCTGGCTGACTGTTTCGTAGTGTGCGGCGGCTGGATCGCCGTTTATTTTTTTCATGATGTATCGCGCGACGTATGCCGCGCTTTCGAACGTTACGTTGCCTATCAGGGCGAAGCCCTGCGGCCAGAGTAGTTCGAGGGTAGGAGAGGTAAAAGTCGCCTGCCCGTTCAGGTCCCTGAATAATTGCTTGTCCAGGAAGTCCAGTCCAAACAGGCAGGCGTGAAAGTGTGGTCGTTTGAGTTGTGCGCCGTATTCGCCGCAATGATAGTACCTGATTCTGATATGGCTGAAGTGTTTTCGCAGCCTTTTCATGAACAGTTGGAAGTCCAGTTTTATTAGGTTGCCATGCGGCGGTAGGTTGTGGTCGTTGTAGGTTAGCGTGATAAAGCAGTTGTCTTGGTGCATTTGGGCTTCGTGTACGCAGCGGATTGCCCATTGCCGGGAGCGTTCGAGTCTGCAGCCAACGCATTGGCCGCAGGGTATCTCCATAAGTTGGCCGGTTGATTGTTTTCGGTTCCAGGTAATACCTGGACCGGTGGATTTGTAGCATGAAAGTGGGGCGTAACAGGGCACTGGACATATCCTATTTACGATTTAGACCGCCTAGGGCTTGCGCCCTGGGCGGCGGGGATTATAACCGAATGCCGCCGCGCATTGGTGCACCGCGCATATTTACTTTGGCGGTGCGTTTGGCGCCTTTTCGGAAAGATCGTTTAGACGCTTTGCGGGTCATTTTTCTGCGTTTGTAGGGCATCGTTTTTCCTCCTGCTTTGGGGCTATTTATTGGGGTTTTTTTGTCTAGGTGATCGGTCAATTTTTGACCTGCTGGTGTCACCTAGCACAGTTGACATCAAGTAAGAGCAACTGTGCGGCTTTCAGCCGATTGGTTTACTCCGGCGTGGGCGGTGTTTCCGGGGCTGTTTTCGGAGCCGGAGGGAGAGGCGCTGACGCGCTGTCTGAGGCCTGCGAGGGCGGAGACTCTGCCGAGGTAGCCTCAGGGTTTAGAAGGCCGAGTACGGCCATTTCCGAACGGTTCTCGGGCTTTTCAGTGAAAGCCAGGAATTGTTCGGGATTGTTGTCGAATTTTTTTCGCACCTGGGAAGGTAGATCGGCAAACATTTCGTTTGCGGTGCGAATTTTTTCGAGGGCTTCGCGGTAGTCGATAGCCGGTGCAAAGCCGTAGTTGGCTTTGTGATTATTGAAGTGTTCAATGAGGCCAGTTTTTTGATACTTGGCCATGATGTGATTTATATCGCATTCCTTTTTGAATGATTGTTTGGCGCCGTTGCCAGAGGGCTCGGCGGCATAGTGGCGAGTTTTTTTGCCGTAGGCTGAACGGATTGTCATATTAGTTAGTCCATTGTTTGAATTTGGATTTGAGTTGCTCCCATAGGGAGCGTGCTTTTTGGCCGTGTACACGGCCGGTTTCGCGGATTTTTCCCGCGGTGGATTTGGCGGATGTTCCTGCGGTGGATCCGCCCATCCATTTAACGAGGCCTTCGTAGTCCAGTTCCCATAGGTCTTTTGTAACTATAGATTTGCCAAGTTTGGCGTTACGGGTTATTTGCTCGTTGAGATCGACGAGCTTTTTGTCTGATATTGATTTCGCCTCCTGGGCGGCAGTTAGTTTTGTATTAGCCATTGTGTTTTTGTTTTGTAGCCGGATCTGTTTTATGTCCGCCGAGAGACGCGATGCTTGTTGGGCGGATGAAAGAGCCGGTGTAATTGTGTCTTGTATTTGGGCTTGAGCGCCGCCAGGGGTAGAGGCGCCGGCACCGCCGGTGCCGGAGAGGATGGGATTGAGGCCAGCTGCGCGAAGGTCTGTTACCTCGCGTTGATGGGCCGTTGAGGACATACGTTCTTGGAATTCCATTTGCTCGCGAGCGCTCGCGATTTGGGCTTCGTTGCGTTTTTCGCCACCGACGAAGGAGCCGACGGCAGAGATGCCAGCGGCTATGACTGGGGCCCAGGGAGTGACGTAGGTAGCGGCAATAGGCGCTACTTTTTTGGCGACTTTGATTATTTTGTCGTGGATGAATCCACGTTGATATTTTGGGCCCTTGAAGTTTTTCATTACTAGGCAGCGCGAAGATGGGGAAGATCAAAAATGATCTATAAGACCAGGGATGCCGTACAGAGGCATGGGTCTAGCGCAGCGCAGTTGAAAGTAGGAGTCGAATAGGAAATGCGGTTCGTCAGGGACCGCAATGACGCGGTCGACTGGTGGGTTTTCGTTTATGAAACCCTGATCGAGTGATGGGGGAAAGGGGAAGTCTTCGGAGAGATGCCAGGCATCCAGAGATTGAGGATCGGCGCTCCGAAACTTGCCAGTGATTTGAGAAGGCTTGTAGCGGTATTCCGCGTAGCGCTCCTGGTAGCCGAAGACGGTATCGTCTCCGGGTGTCCCGGTGGTGAAGATTTCTTTCTCGAGTACGGCCTGCTCGCCTAAGTTGGCGAGTGACGGCCAGAAGAAATCGAACCGGGTGAGTCGTGATTGAGCGCGGTTTAAGCCTTGTTGGTAAGTAAGATCGGCACGGACCATGATGATTCCGATCAGTAAACAGTGTTCGGTAAATGATTTTGTGAAGCCGTGGCCGATAAGTGATGCGGTACCGATCGCCGCCAGGTTGGCCTGGGGAGAGGCGTCGGGACCGGAGACGTCAGTTGCTGACGTTTGAGCGACCGGAGAGATTATTACTGGGGAGCTGCCGCCACCCAGATATTCGGGTCGCTGTAGGCGTTGGTCTGAGGAAACAACGCCGAAGTGAGAGCGAATGATTTCTGTGTAACGGGTACCGCCTCGGGCGTCCCGTTCGAACATTCGCTGGATTTGAAACCCCTCGCGGAGTGCATTGATAGTTACCGCGGTTGCTTCGCTGAGATCAGCGAAGATTTGTGGGTCTGCCTCGTTTTGGGCTGAGCCGCGAACGAACAAGTCGTTAGCGTTAGTTTCCCAGGGGTAAACGATTGCTTCGCCGGAGGTTTCTATGCGTGGAAGGACTCCGGCCGTATAGAAATCGTTTTCGGCACCAAGGCCGATGATTGGGGCGGTGTCGCCCAGGGGGATAGTTACGGGATCGCCTTTTTGGGGGAAGGGCAGACAGGAAGTGAAGTAGTCGTGGCGTTTGCCACGTCGCCGGACTTGATAGTCGGCGGGATCGTCGGGACCGTCGTCTTTGTCGACGGGGATAGAGTCGATAATATTTTGGTCGCGGAACCATTCGTTGAATATGAGGCTGTAAGCACGAAAGTGCAGGCTTGAATGTGTATAGCCATCGACGCCAACAGGCATGCCCATGTAATCGCCAAGATCGTGTGCTTCGTAGCCGCCTGCGGGCGGGGCGATTTGGGGGACGAGGAAGTCGGTAGAGTCTCCTGGGTCGGTTTGTTCGCCATTGAATTTCTGCCAGTTGTCCCAGACGAGTCTGTAAGGGACGGCGAAGAAGAATGTTTCCATGAACATGTTGTCCATGATTGGAAAGATTGGAGTGGCGAGACGGGCAAAGCCCGTCATAGAGAGATTGAAAGTGTCGCCGGGCAGAGCCTCGTCGACGAAGATTGGGATTAAACGACCAGCGTCGAAGGTTGTTTTGTAGCCGTGGGATCGGTCAAAGCTTGACCGGGGGATTTCCACTGTCGGCACCTGGGAGAATTGGTGCGCCATTACCGACCGCATGGATGTTGCCATTTTTGTTTCCTTCGGGATTTAAGCTGTGTGACTTAACGTATTCTATCCCGTTTCCTATTGTCCGGACAACTTCGTGAGCGCTAATGAGGCCCTTGTTGTCGTCATAGGTGCCCAGTTCGAAAAGGGTGTAGTCGGCCGGGTTCCGGCCGAAGGCATGATCCTGGGAGTTGACGCAATCCATGAACGTTCTTTCCGCCATATCGGCGGTTGGAAGCGTGAACGGTGGAAGGTATGCGTATGCCTTTTGATCGTAGATTGAGAAGATTTTATGTTCCATTTTCGTAGTTCCTGGGTAAGATATTTAGTTGTGCAATTTTGCATTTTTCCCGAACCTTGAGACGTTCGGGCGTGGAGTCTGATTTATGTTTTTTCGCAAATTTTTTGTTTCGTTTACGAAGATCCAGATAAGCCTCTGGCTGTTCCAGTTCGTAGCGTTGGGAGTAGTAGCGTGGGGGTTTC